GTTTACTCCGAATGGGCGCTGAGCAATCCGAGCGCATGGGCCTATCATCGCCCGATGCTGGAAGAGAACGACGGCTGGGCCGGCTTCGTCACCACGCCGCGCGGTCGCAACCACGCCTTCGAGATGTTCAACTACGCGCAGCGCTCGCCGAACTGGTTCGCCGAGCGGCTCACCGTCGACGACACCAAAGTGTTCGACAGCGTGTCGCTGAAGGAAACGTTGGCCGAGTACGCGGCGCTGTACGGCGTCGACATCGGCCAGTCGCAATTTCGCCAGGAGTATTACTGCGACTGGACCAGCGCGCTGCTCGGCGCGTTCTACGCTCGCGAGATGCTAGCTGTGCGCGACGAGGGTCGCATCTGCGCGGTCGAGCCGGATCTGGAGCGCGCGGTCGACTACGCCTGGGACATCGGCGTCGGCGATGACACCAGCATCTGGGCGTTCCAGGTCTGCGGTCCGCAGGTGCTGATCCTCGACCACATCGTTTCGCACAATGTCGGCGTCGAGTACTACCGCGACAAGATCTTTGAGCTGGAGAAGCAGCGCGGCTGGAAGCATGGTACCGACTACGTGCCGCACGACGCCAAGATCAAGGAATGGGGCACCGGCCGCACCCGCGTCGAGACCATGTCATCGCTCGGCCTGCATCCGCATCTGGTGCCGCTGGCGACGATCGACGACGGCATCAACGCGGTGCGGCGCACGCTTCCACTCTGCGTGTTTCACCCGCGCACTGAACCTGGCGGCATCAGCGCGTTGGAGCAGTACCAGCGCGAATGGGATGACGACAAGAAGACGTTCAAGCCGACCGCGCTGCACAACTGGGCCAGCCATCCGGCCGACGCCTTCCGCTATCTCGCCCAGGCCTGGCGGCCGATGCCGCGGCGCGCTGCGCCGGAGCCGAAGCCGCGCGGTTGGGTGATCCCGCCGCCGCCTGATCCCAAGCGTGGAGGCATCCGGCTATGACCGCAGTGTCACGCAAGTCGGCCGATCGGCTGGTGCTCACGCCGGATCTGTACGTCGCGACCCTGGAAGGCATCAAGACGCCCGAGCAGCTCGTGATCGAGCGCCAGACCTGGGCCATGGTCGAGCGCCACATCGACGACTTGCAGCCGCGTCTCGCCCTGGCGCTGCGCCTGCGCTACGGCATCCGTTGCGAGCCGCACACCCTCGACCAGGTCGGCGAGCTGTTCGGCGTCTGCCGCGAGCGCGTGCGTCAGATCGTGGGCAAGGCCGAGCGCAACCTGCGTTACAAGGTGCTGCGCGAAGTCGACATGGAGCAGTGGCGCCGGCTGGAGGCTGACCGCAAGGCGTGGGAGCAGGCCGCCAAGGCCAAGCGCGACGCGCAATGGGCCGCCGAGTGGGAGGCTGCCGCGCCGGAGCGGGAGCGGGAGGCCGAGCAGCAGCGCCAGGAGGCGATCGATCGGCTCGCCCTCCAGGCCGAGCGGCGCCGGCAAGAGCGCCAGGAACAGGCGGTGGCGGCGGAAAAGATGGCCCGGGAGATGAAACGCTACAATGTCGTCCGGCAGCGCGACCTGGCCGCTCTCGCTGAGGCCAGATCGTGCTATAAGGCGGCGATCGGCACGCCGGATGAGCGGCAGCTGCGCTCGCAATACGTGATTTTGTTGCATCGCTGCTACCATCACTGGGGTTAGCCATGTCTGACACGTTCGACGATGACGACATCAGACACGATGATCTCGAATTCAATCCCGAACTCGAACCCGGCAGCTCGAAGGCCTGGCTGAACCTGTTGCAGGAGAGCGAGGACGCTTTCCGCGACTACAACACCCATTGCGATCGCATCGACGAGAACTTCGCGGCGCTGGAGCGGCTCGCCAGCATGGAGCGCGACAAGCAGTACCAGGTGTTTTGGGCCAACATGGAGGTGATCAAGCCGTCGATCTACGCCAAGCCGCCGACGCCGGTCGTCACCCCCAAGTTCAAGGACCGACGACCTGTCCCCCAGCAGGCCAGCGAGCTGGCCGAGCGCTGCGCTATCGTCGCGTTCGATCTGGCCAACATTGACGAATTGATGAAGCTGGTGCGCGACGATGTCGCGCTGCTCAATCGCGGCGTCGCCTGGTGCCGCTACGAGAGCGGCCAGGGCCGCGATCACCCCGAGCGCATCGCCGTCGACTTCAAGAACCGCCGCGACTTCCTGCACTCGATCTCGCGCAACTGGCGCGAGGTGACCTGGGTGGCGGCCGCCAGCTACATGACCCGGGCCGAGGCGCGGGCGCGGTTCGCGCCGACCAGCGGCGATGCCTACAAGGACGTCGAGTACAAGGTCGACAAGGAGGCCAAGGAGGTCGGCGGCGCCGACAACCGCGAGCGCGGCAAGTTCTGGGAGATCTGGGACCGCACCAATGCGCGGGTGATCTGGGTCGCGGAGGGCAGCGAGGTGATCCTCGATGAGGATTATCCGCATCTCAGCTTGCGCAACTTCTTCCCGTGTCCCAAGCCAGCTTACGGTGCGGTCCAGCGCAATAGCCTGGTGCCGGTACCGGACGTGTTGCAGTACCGCGACCAGCTCGAAGAGGTCAACATGCTGACTGGGCGCATCCACGCCCTCAGCGACGCCATCGAAGTCAAAGGCTTCTACCCGGCCGGCGGCGGCGAGCTGGCCGATGCGGTGCAGACCGCGATCAACATCAAGACGCCGGGCCGCGTGCTGGTCCCGGTCAGCAACTGGGCGGCGTTCGGCGGCTCGAAGGAAGTCATCATCTGGCTGCCGATCGATGTCATCGCCACCACCATCCAGGGGCTGGTCGCGCTGCGCAAGCAAGTGATCGACGACATTTACCAGATCACTGGCCTCGCTGACATCATGCGCGGCGACACCGATCCCGACGAGACCCTAGGCGCGCAGCAGATCAAGACGCAATATGGCTCGACGCGTATTCGCGACAAGCAACAGGAGATGGTGCGGCTGGCGCGTGACCTGGTCGAGATCGCAACTGAAGTCATCACCGAGAAGTTCGATGACGACACCATGATCGAGATGAGCCAGACGCAACTTCCAACGACTGCGATGGTGCAGAACTACGCCCGGCAGTTGCAGGGCCAGATGATGCAGCTGAGCCAGCAGCTGCAACAGAGCCAGCAGCAGGCCGCGGCGCAGCCACCAAGCAATCTGCCGTCGGTACCAGGATCACCGCCGTCGCCTGATGACGATCCGGCGCAGCAGATGATGGCGCAGGGCCAGGACCATATGCAACAGCTGTCGACGCAAATGCAACAGCTCCAGGAGCAGCCGACCATCGAGCAGGTGCTGCGTTTCCTGCGCGACAACCGCACCCGTGCCTTCGTGCTGGATATTGAAACGGACAGTACCATCCTGGCCGACGAGAACGCCGAGAAGCAGCGCCGTTCTGAATTCGTCGGCGTGCTGAGCCAGCTGCTGCCGCAGCTGGCGCAGATGATCGCCACTGATCCGGACACCGCAGAGTTCTGCGGCGAGGTGCTGAAGTTCGCCACTGCGCCGTTCCGGGCCGGCCGTTCGCTCGACGGCGCGATCGACCAGCTGGTCGAGCAGATGAAGGCGAAGGGCGGCGCCAAGGGCGATGATCCCACCACGGCCCAGAACAAGACCGCGATCCAGATCGAGCAGCTCAAGCTGCAACAGCAGCGCGAGACGGATGCTGGTAAACTCGCATTGGAGCGCGAGAAGCTGCAACAGGCCGACAGCCACAAGCAGGCCGACCTCGCCAACCAGCGTTACATGAAGCAGCTCGACATCCAGTCGCGCCAGGGCGGCGACCAGGCCAAGGTCGCGGTGCAGGGCCAAAAGATGCAGGAGAGCCGTGAGGCGCACCAGGCGCAGCTGGTGTCTGATGCGCAAGAGATGCAGCTGCAACGCGAGAAGGCCGACGCGCAGATCAGATCACAAGCGATGAAGGACGCCAGCTCGCAGCGTCGCGACGCCATGCAGATGATGAAGCCGGCGCCGATGTCGCCGCCAGGAGGCTGAGATGGCGAAGAAGCAATCGCAGGGTGAGGCCAATTACGGCCGCGGCGATCCGGTCAATCATTGCGGCATCTGCATCTACTACCAGGGCCATCACCGCTGCTCGAAAGTGCTCGGCGATATCTCACCCTATGGCATCAGCGATGTTTACCAGGCCGACACCAACCCATTCGGCAAGACGCTTGTCCCTCATGAGATCCAAGCCATTAAGCTGATGGCGGCCGATGCCGCCGATCGATCGGGAGGCTGAGATGATTGCAACCTTGATCCATATCATCCTGGTGCTGATCGTGCTCGGGGTGGTCATCTGGGCGATCCAGGCGTTGCTGCCGCTGATACCTTTACCTCCACCCATTGCCCAAGTCGTTCGCGTGCTGCTGATTGTCGTGGTCGTGCTGGTGGTGGTCTACATCATTGCCGGCCTGCTCGGCGCGGTGACGCCGATCAGGATGTGAGCCATGGGATATCAAGCCCCCACGGTACCGCCGGCACAATACGATGCACCGTCGCAACGCGTTGCGCCATCACACTACAGCAGGGAGAGCAATGTCGTGATCATCGGGGATTTCGCTGAGATCAATCGTGCCGCGCGGCGGATCTCGCGCCATGCACTCGGCGACGACGGACCGGTGGCGAAACCGAAATGCGAATACTGCCAGGGACGCGGCAGGATCTGGCCACTGGTCAGCAAGCCGCCGATCCCGTGCCCGCAATGCCTCGGGGAGGGTGTCACCAATGCCAATGGGTGATCTTGCTCGCCAGGATGAGATCGATTGGAGCCAGTACAATCAGCCGTTCGGCCGGCTCACCGACCCGAACCCGGTGAAGTACCCGATACCAGGTGCGCCCGACGGCGGCGGCATCCGCCAGAGCGACATCGATCGCGCCATCAACCTCGGCATGAGTTTCTCCGGCGGTGGCCTCGCCACCAAGCCGGTCAAGCCGGCGATGGGCAGCGTGCTCAGCGACGTGCCGGCGCCGGCGCCAGCGGCCGAGGCGCCCAGGCCCGATGTCAGCGCTGCGGCGCCGTACGTCAGCAACCCTGTCAGGGTCGCCAATCCCGGCGTCTACAAGCGACCGGACGTGATCGCGGCCGAGGCCGCCGAGCGCGTCGCGCCGGAGCATCCGGCGCTGAAAGCGTTGTTCGGCGTCACCCGCCAGGATCTCTACGACATCAGCCAGCAGGGCCGGCGCCAGGGCAACATCACCGAGCCGAACATCTGGACGCCGAAGAAAGCAGGGCCGACCAACGAAGCCGCGGCCGCGGTGATGAACCCGGCCAACGCGCAGCGCATGGTCGACACCCTGGCCGAAGCGCGCAAGTACCCTGGCCTGGAGCAGGGCATGGTGCCCTGGTACGTGATGGACCCGGCGTTCCAGCGCATGAAGGAGCTGGTCGGGCCTGAGCAGGCCATTAGGGATTATCGCGCCTTCAATGCCAGCATGACGCCATTCTCCGCAGGATCGCCGGTCCCGCTCGAAATCAACCGCGGCACCGCGGCGCGGATGATGCACGAGCTTGGCAAATACGATGAGTTCAAGCAGTACGGCGGCCTCGCCGGTCATAAGCGTGGCGCCGACTTCCCGCCTGAGCTGCGCGACGTCAAGGGTGTGATGGGCCATCTCAACATGGCCAACCCGGCCGGCCGCGCGCTGGAGGGCCAGCCGCACGGCTACGGCAACGACAGCGTCAAGATCAACCTCTACACCGATGCCTCAGGCGTCCCGGAGACCGGCTTCCAGACCCGGTTCGCGGTGCCTGACGCGCATTACGCCCGCGCCGGCGGCATCCCTGACGTCCGCACCAATGCCGACTTCAACGACTACATGAGCGGCACCGAGTACCGGCCCTACGGTCCCTGGTACCGTGAGAATGTGGCCAAGCCACTCGGCATCGAGGCGGTGCCGACCCAGGCGCTGCAATGGGGCACCTACGCGCCACAGACTGGCGTCAAGACGCCGATCGGCGCCGGCAAGCTGGAGCTGCTGTCACAGAACATCTGGGAGCGCGCGGCTAAGCTCGGTATAGATCCTGCCAAGCTGCGCGATGACGTGCTAACCGGCAAGGCGCACGCCTCGTGGCTGCTCGGTGGATTGCTAGGCGCCGGTGGCATGGGCGCGCTGGCGCGCCAGGACGATTACGGCAACCAGTAACCAAGGGAGACGACGCATGCAGCCTTTCCTCGCATTGATTACTCCGGTGACCGATCCTGGTAGTGGTGGCGGTGGTGGCGGCCAGCCCGGCTATCCCTCGCATCCGATCTACTGGCCAGGTGCGCATCCCGAGCATCCGATCGCGCCGGGCGGGCCGCCGCCGTGGGTGAGCCATCCGATCCCGCCCAATGTCTGGCCCAACCCGCCGGGTCAAGGTGGCGGACAGCCGCCTGGCGCAGGGCCGCATCCCGAGCACCCGATCTATCCTGGCGCGCAGCCGAGCCATCCGATCGTGATCCCGCCGGACACTCCGCCGCCGCCGTGGTCGCCGCATCCGGAGCACCCGATCCCGCCGCTGCCGGCGCATCCGATCGTGATGCCGCCCGGACAGCCGGTGCCGGAGCCGCCGCGTGAGCAGAAGTTCACCTGGCACACCGGATGGACCGAAGAGACCGGCTGGGTGCTGGTCGGCGTTCCCACCGGCCCGCATCCGACGCCGTCGGCGAAGAAGTAATCAGCATTGCGGCGGGGGTCGCGCCCCCGCCGCGACCATCGGTTCAACCATGGAGGGGTCAATGGCGATTACCTATTCGATTTCAGGCGGCGCGGACCAGGCCAAGTTCAACATCAATTCGTCCACCGGCAAGCTGACATTCAAGGCGGCGCCGGACTATGAGAGCCCAGGCGACGCCAACCGCGACAACGTCTACGAGGTCACGGTGAAGGCGACCGACGCCGGCGGCGCCAGCTCGACCAAGGATGTTCGGGTCACGGTTACTGACGTGAGTGAGAATTTGCCCCCGCAGATTACTTCTGCGGGGGCGGTGTCGGTGGCCGAGAACCAGACCACCGTGATGACCATCACCGCGGTCGACCCTGACGACGGTGGCACGCCGGTGCCGCCCGATCCGCCGCCGAGCGGCGACTGGCCGGATGACAGCAACACCGGCGTTCCCGCCGGCACACAGCTGACCAACTACACCGGGCCGAAGACCATCACCGCCGCCAATACTGTGATCGACAGCAAGACCATCAATGGCGGCGTCGAGGTCACGACCTCTGGCGTCACCTTCCGCAAGTGCAAATTCACCGGCGATCCGCAATGGCACATCAACGGCGACACCGCGCGGGACATGACGATCGAGGACTGCACCTTCGAAGGCAGCGTCAAGGCGATCCTGGCCCAGGGCATCATGACGCGGCTGAACATCTCCAGGACCATCATCGGCATCACCCTGAAGGACGGCAAGAGCACCATTCGCGACTGCTACATCCACGACCTCGACGCCCACGCACAGCCATCAGATCCCCATTTCGATGGCATCTTCATCGCTGGCGGCCAGCGTGACTGCCTGGTCGAGCACTGTCACATCAACATCCCCGGCTCGGGCGGTACCGCCTCGATCTTTATTGCGACGCGGTGGCAAGGCTCCAACATCGTCAATACGACGGTGAACAATTGCAAGCTGATGGGGACGCCCAGTTACGCGATGTACAACGAGCAGACCGATGTCGCGACCATCACCGGCACCAAATGGACCAACAACGTGGTGCACAAGGGCGCCTATGGCGGCTACTGGGTGATCCAGAATTCGACGGTGGTGAAGCAAGGCAATGTCGACGCCGAGACCGGAGCCAATATCGATAACAAGTGACCCATGATAACATATCGAGAACGCCACCGGACAAACAGCCAACCAGGAGGATGACATGGCGCAATCTACCTTGACTGTGACGGTGGCCAACCCGACGCCGCCGACCAATTTTAGTTTCGTCGGTAACACCCCACCGCTCGACCCCGCCCAGCCCGCGGTCGACGACGGTACCGCCGGCAGCCAGACGGTGTTCGCGGCCAAGACCGCGGCCAGCAACACCGCCGGCGCGCCGGGCGCCGGCATCAGCTACGACCACGAGGGCAAGGGCACCGAGGTCACGGTGACCGCGGCTGGCTCCAGGACGGAGTGCCCGACCATCGCGTTCTCGGATCTCGGCAACTACACCAACTCGCCGAATTCGCAGCACGCCTCCTGCCTGTCCAATCTGGTGACTGCGACGATCGGCAGCCTGACGCCGGCCAGCACACCGTCAGGGACCGGCACGGTGGCGCTGACCGTGACTGGCACCAACTACAATCGCACCAGCCAGGTGTTCATCAACGGCGTGGCGCAAGTCACCAACTATGTCAGCCCGACCTCGCTGACGGTGGCGCACGCGCCGAAGCTGCCGGCGGCCGGCACCGCAGGCGTGACTGTCAACACCGGCGGCACCGTGACCGCCGCGACCAACTGGACATTCACATGAGCGACCGCCCGCTTGACCCGCTGGTCTCGATCAACGAACCACATGTCTTCGCGCATGGCTCGCTGACGCCGAACAGCCTGAACGAACCGGCGACATTGCCGGACCCGCCGGTGATCGAGAGCATCGATCCCGATACCGCCGAGGCCGGCAGCGCCGACCTGGTGATGACGGTGACCGGCACCGGCTTCACCGAGAACAGCACGGTGCTGCTCGGTGCAGTGCCACTCGAACCAGCCTCCGGGCCGACCGAGACCCTGCTCAGCGCCACGGTGCAGCCGTCGCTGGCGGTGGCCGGCCCGATGAATGTCACCGTCAACAACGGTGCCCAGGCCAGCAACCAGATGGAATTCATCTTCACTGAACCGCCGTAGGAGGACGTCATGAGCGATCCGGACAAACGTGGAGAAGGCGGTGCCGCGCCGCTGGCGCAGAGCGGTGAGGACGTGCCGGTGCGAACCCGTCCTGACGATCCGAACCCGACGCCACGCGGCAGTGAGCAACCAGCGCCGCAGTCGTTCGTTCACTCCGCGATTGCCAGCCCGAACGACCCGCCACCGCCGCCGCCAGAGCAGCCCCAGGCCACGGTCGACGACATCGAGCCGGTGCCGGCTGACGAGATGGGCCGGCCAATCGATCAGTCTCAGAGCGAAGAGGCTCAACATGGCGAAGACGAAGACGAAGCCGAGGAAGGCGACGAAGACGACGAAGACGACGAAAACGAAGACGAGGGGAGCCACGGCGAGAGCCGCGGTGAAGAGGACGGCGACCAGCCCAAGCCAGCGGAAAGGACGCACCGCGGCAGCCAAACGAAAACAGCCTCGCACAAGCGTAGCAAGGCGAAAAAACACCACCGTTGAGGAGGACGACCTAATGGCGACGCCGAACAATCCGAACCCCGGCCAGAACCCTGGCCAGCACCCGGGTCAATCGCCGGGACAGCAGCCGCATCCTGGCCAGAACCCCGGCCAGAACCCCGGTCAGTCGCCGGGACAGCAGCCGCAGAACCCTGGCCGGGAGAACCCCGGCCGGGAGACCCGGTAAGCCATGGCTATCGCGGTGGTCACGGTGACCGCCGGCGGCCTGCCGGTGATCGACGTCACCGCGACCCAGCCGGGTCTCGGCATGGCGGTCACCGAAGCCGCCAACGGCCGCGGCGTGGCCGTCACCAAGGTGGCCGCCGGCAAGCTCGGCATCCCCGTGGTCTATGTGGTGCCGGCGATCGGCGCGCCGCTGGATGAGCCGCCGGAGGCGGCCTGATGGTCGAGCTGATCGAAATCGAGCCGGGTCGGTGGCGGATCAAACGAGATCTGCCACCGCCAGCTCGTTCCAGCTTGCCAATGCCGATGATTATCAGTGATATCATGGAGCCGACCGAACAGGTCGACGGCAAGTTCTACACCTCGAAACGCGAGTTCCGGGCAGTTGGCCGGGGTCTTGGTCTCACCGAGGTCGGAAACGAGAGACCGAAACCCAAGCAGCGTGCCACCGCGGATGCGTCCGTTAAACGCGCCCGCCGCGACGTCATCGGCACTGCAATCGCGCAGTATGGTGCCGGGCGCCGTTCCAGGCCGCTGTAGAGCCCGCCTGGAGGCCATTCATGACCGACGTCACAGTCACGCCCAACGCGCCCGCCGGCGCGCCAGTGGCCACGCCAGCCGCGCCAGCGACCGGTCCGCGCGATGTCCCCGTCAACCCAAACCCGGTCAATGTCCCGACCCCGGTCGGCCCGCAGGCGCCGGACGCGCCTGTGGGAGAGGTCAAAGGCTCCGAGCACCGCCCGCAGAGTAGGCGTGAAGCAATACAAGCCGCGTTCGACCGCGCCAATGCGCCGCAAGTTGCTCGCGACAAGGCTGCCGCTAAGCCGCAACCGAAGCCGGCCGAGGCCAAGCCCGGCCATAACAAGCCGCCGGCGACCGAGACCGAGGCGCCGGCGAAGCTGGACCTGAAGAAGCGCCCGGTCGACCAGGAACCGCAGCCGCGCGGCGAGCGCGGCCAGTTTGCGCCGCGGCAGCAAGCGGCAAGTTCGGGCATGCCCGGGCATGCCCAAAATGCCCAAAACACCCAAAATGCGCAAACCGCTGCGCAAACCGCCGCAAAGGGTGCGCAAACTGCGCAGCCGCGGCCGCAGCTGCCGGCCAACGCGCCGTTCCGCGACCCGATACCGCGGATGTCGGAGCGGGCCACCGCGGACTGGCACGCCACGCCGGAGAGCGTACGCGGCGACATGCACCGCATCACCAAGGAGTTCAAGCAGGCCTACGACTACTACAAGAACGACTACGAGACGATGAACACCATCCGCGACTTCCAGCAGATGGCGACCGAGGGCAAGACCACGCTGCGGCAGGCCCTAACCAATTATGTCGGCATTGAGAACAAGCTGCGGGCCGACCCGGTCGCAGGCCTCGACACCATCATCAACAATCTGAACCTGGTCACGTCGGACGGCCAGAAGATCGGCCTGCGCGACATCGCCTACCACGTCCTGACCCAGACGCCTGATCAGTTGCGGTCAATCCAGCAAGGCAACCAGCAGACCGCGGCGGCGCACCAGATCGGGGCGCTGCACCAGGAAGTGGCGGGCTTGAAAAGCACCTTGCAACAGATGCATAATCAGCAGCGGTTCACCCAATTGCGAACTGGCGTCGACGGTTTCGCCGCCCAGCATCCGCGGTTCGATGAACTCGGTGATCTGATCGAAGCGGAGATCAAACTCGGCTTCGACCTGGACACCGCCTACCGGAGGGCGGAGTTGCTTCGCCCTGCCACACACGCGGTGCAGAACCGCACACAGCCGGCTCAGACCCGGACTACCGACCGATCGATCTCGGGCGCTCCCTCTGGTGGACCGACCAACGGCACCGGACGCCGCAACCCCGACAAGCAGATGGGTCGTCGCGAAACGATCGCTGACGCCATGAGGCGTGTCAGCGGGTCGATGTAGTCCGTCCCCAATCTGAAACCCCGGAGTGTGGCATCATGCCCAATCTACAGTCGAATGCTGCTTATCAGCAGATCCTGTCGATGGCGGTCGAGGACCGCTCGTCAGGCTATCAAGACCTTGTCTCCAACAACAACGCCCTGCTCGCGGTGATGCGGCGCAAGGGCCTGTGGCAAACCTACAGCGGCCCGCGCATCCGCCAGACGCTGCAAATCGCCAAGAATGTGGCGCAGTGGTATTCCGGCTACGACCAGCTGCTCAATCCTGCGATCGATTTGTTCAATGACGCTTACTACGATCCGAAACAGGTCGTGGTGCCGATCGTGCTCAGCATGCAGGAGATCCTCAACAACGAGGGTTCGAGCCAGCTGCTCGACGTCTACGACAGTTATATCGAGGCGGCTGAGAAGGCCTTGGAAGACGCCATG